CTTCTTACAGTGTCAGATACTTCTGCTATTACCTCTGGTTTAGCAGCTGTTGTTCCTCCAGCTTTAGAAGCTGATCCAAATTTAGATTTTGATTCTTTAATAGTTTTAGTACTTTCTTTTTTAGTAATAACGCTATCTGATACAGTTTCAAAAACTAACTTAACCTCTTTTACGCTCTCTGCTTTATCAAAAGCAGCGATAATGTTTACTTTTTGACTTTCTGAAAGGTCGTTTGATTTGAAAATCTTGTTTACATAAAGTAATTTAGAATTTAATAGATTAACCTCATTAAGGTCTTTCTTCAAAGTTTCGATAGTTTCTAAAGCTTCTTTTAATTCTTCTTTCATAACACCGGACTGTACGTTATTAACGTTATGGTCTTTAGTGTCAGATTCAGCTTCCATCTCATTCTTTGTGTCTTCATCCATTTCTTTCTTCTTACCTTCGTCTTTGTGATCTTCTTTTGCCTCTTCGACGTTTTCGTCTTTGTCGTCGTGCTTAGCTTCTTCAACTTCTTCTGAAGTTTCTGCTTCTAATTCTCTTAAAAGCTCGTCTAAGTCGATTTCTTCTTCTTCTGCTCCGTCTAATGCTGGGTCTTCTAACGCATCAGGTTCATCACCCATTGCTTCGATATCTCCACCATCCATGTCATCAGCTGGAATTTCTTCCTCACCGCCATGACCTGCTTCTTGAGCAATAATATCTCTAACTAAATCTTTGAATTGATCAATAGATAGTTTAGAAATATCTTCGTCACCATCAGGCATATCATCCTCATGTGACTCTGCGTCGTGTTCTGCTTCGTCTTCAGATTCTTCTGAATCATCCTCAGCTTCTTCGCCGTCTTCTTCTTCAGCTACAGCTGGCACTTCTGTTAGATCTTCTTCTACTGTTTCATGCTTTTCTTCTTTATCTCCCTCTTCAACAGTTTCATCTTTCTTGTCATGTTTTGCTTCTTCTACTTCTTCTTCAACAGTTTCTTCAACAGTTTCTTCAACTTTTGAATCTTCCATTTCTTGAAGTTTAGCAGCTAACATATCTTTTAGATGAGGTGTTAAAGATTCTTCTAAAGCTTCTTTAGCATTTGCAATAGCAGCTTCTCTTACAGATTTTGCTTCAGCAATAGCTTGCTTGAATAAATCCTTACTCATTATTTAAATTTTGTGGTTTCGTACGATTATTGGAATCGTAATGTGAAGTTAATATAATTTATTGATACAGTATAGTGACTGTATATTCTTATATAAATATATACTGTTTATGGAAAACTAAAAAACCCTGACGAATCAGGGCTTAATTTTATTGGTTAAGAAGATCTTCTACTTCTTTTTTTAATCTATCTTCTCTTATATCGTCTTCGGATAATTCTTCTTCTACTGTTTCTTCTTCTACTGTTTCTCCTTCTTCTAACTCTTCTTCATTTTTTTTCTTCTTATGTCCGTGATGACTTTCAGTCAATACGTCTAGATCTCCTACTGGGATATTCTTAACTGTTTTAGATCCGTCTTTAAAGAATACGTCGTAATGAGATACTGAATGAGTACCGTCAGCGTTTTCTACTAATGTATGTCTTTCTTCTAGACAAATACCATACCCATATGTTTCGTGTACAACATGAGCAGCACAGTCGTGCATGAATCCTGGTCCAGCTTCTTCGATGTTTTCATCTTTAGCTTTTTTTCCTTCTGTAATAAAGTTTCTTAAATTAAAATTTTTCATAATTATGCTCTTAATATATCGTTAATAATATTATCTACTTTTGCGAATTTTGATACTTTTACTTTACCTTCCTGTAAAGCTACAGGATTCATAAAAGCACCGTGTGTAGAAGGATTAGATACAAAATCCCAGCATACTAACTCAAAGTCAGGCTGAACTTCTAATTGTCCTTCATTTGTTTGTTTTACAGAACCAGTTCCTCTTGATGAGATACCAATTGTATGTCCTGCTTTTATAATTTCTTTTACTATATTTCCGGCAGGTGTATTTAATAGTTCTACTTTACCCATCAGATCGTTTCCTTTCCAGTATAGTTCTTTTACTATATGAGAAGCGTTTTTTAGAGATACTACAGGAGTTTCAGGATGATCTAATTCTCCGAAAGCATTTCCTCTTTCAACAAATTCTTTAATATATTTAGCAGCTTCTCTTTCTAAGATTTCTTTAGAATAAGTTCTACCGTTTTGATTTTCAGCAACTGCTCTTTGCATAACACCCTCAACTTCAAAAGTACCCGGTCTTTCTTTAGACTCTCTAAGTACTGATTTAAATGGGGTAACGTCTACTAGTAATTGTGCCATGTTATTTTTTTTCGTTTACTCCGAAAACAGTTTCTTTTGGTGCTATTTCTGCTTCAGCTTCTCTTTGTAGATCGTCAAATCTAGCGACTTTAACTTGAGGTAGTTTTATATCTCTATGTGATAATTTTCTTACTGGGTTAAGGTCTTTAAAAAATGCTGTTTCGATAGCAGGTGCTAAAAACGCTCCTACTTTCATTCCATCAGGAGTTTCTACTTGTCCTATCTTATCCATTGCATTTTGAACTCTTTCTCTAGTTTTAGCAAAATATCCTTCCATATCAGTTACGATATTTTCAAGGTCATTTATTACTACTTGCATACCTTTATAGTCTCCGTATTTGTCTCCTATATCAGATAATTTAGCTGTTGCAGCTTCTTTAAGTAAAGATTCTTTTATAATCTTTTTTATAGCTTCTTTTAACTGCTCATCTTTACCCATTGCTTTTTCAGATGTATTATCATATGGATAAATTTTTACTACTTGCCAACCGCTTCCGTCTCCGTACCAGCTACCTTGATTTTTCACTTCCCAGCCACCGCCGTCAGCTTTGTTTAGTTTATCTGCTAAATTTTTATATAGATCCTCATATCCAGCCCATCCGTAGTTAACAAATTTTAATCTTCTACCTTTAGCTCTTTTATCCATGAATCTGGATATTAAATCAAAAGCTTTTTTGGTCTGTTCGTCTGAAAATCCTGCTTCTTTAGCTGCTGCTGCGTAGTGAGGGGCAAGTTCTCTTTTAGACATCGTTTTACTATCTTCTGCCATCAGACTATCTAATGCTTCATCTACATCTTTACCCATAGCTTTTTTGATAGCTTTATCTTTAGCAGCCATATAATCATCTGAATCTATATCTCCATCTCCGTCGTGATCTTTTCCTTTCTTTTCTTGTAAATAATCCATTTCGATCATTTCTACCCAATGGTCAGAATTGAATGTTTGACTACCTCTACCTGCTTCGTCAGCGAAAAAGTTTTTAATTCCGTCAAAAGCATCTTCGAAATCTTCATCATCTATTTGATCTCCTAATCCTGCTCTAACTGCTGCTTTAAAATCAGGCGGTACTTGCTCTAATTCATTTCTATCTCCTGACCAGTTCCATACTACATTATTAGGTGAAAGTTCTTGTACGTTTACTTTCTTTTCTTGAAAATTATAAGTATCTGCAGCATCGCTTCTATTTATAGCTTCATATTCTTTAATGTAGTTTTCCCACTCATCTAAGAACTTAACATCATGAGCACTTGATACATCGTGCTTGTCTTGTAATTCTCTTTCATCTTCTTTATAAGTATTACTTGACATATAGTCTTCTAATATATCATCATACTTACCTTCGAAAGCTATTTTAAAGAACTGGTGTTCGTGTTCATCTACCATATGTCCATCTCCTTCAGCTACTGCTTCTGTCTCATCTACTTCTTCTTCATCTATCACTTCTTTCATTTTAGAAAGTTTTAAAGCATCTTTTTGTGCTTTTTCTCTTTCCATGTCTCTAATTTTATCAGCTGCAGCCATTAATCTATCTAAAGGTACTCCTAATCTTTTGGCAAGATCTTCTAATTTACCTTCTTTTAATAGTGCTTTAAACTCTTCTTTATTTTCTTTAAGATTAGCTTTTTTTAATCCGTTAAATACATCTACTTTCCCTTCTCCTCTTTTTACAGGAACTTCTTTATCGTGTTTATCTACTTTAGAAGATTCACCTGATATAAGGTTAAGGTAGTGTAATGGATCTTTTGATAGATTCTTATGAGCAGCATCTTTAGCGGCATCATAATCTTCTAACTTGATATTAGTTCCAGCGTGAACTTCAATTCCTTTAGCTTCTAATTCGTATCTAATTCCTCTTTGGAAAGCTTCATCGTTATATGGTAAAGCAGCTGGTTCTTGTTTAACTTCTTCTTCTACTACTTCTACTTTAGGAGCTTCGAATAATAGTCCTCTATTCTTAAGGATTTGAACAGAATCATCGAATCCGTTGAATTGAGTTATATGTTGTGGGTGCGCAAGTCTCATTTGTCTTACAAATTCACCTTTAGCCATTTTACCTTCTAATACGGCTCTGTACTTTTCTGTTACTGTTACTTGTCTCATTTTTTATAAATAATCAAATCCTTTAGTATGTGATGGTCGTTTAGGACGACTTACCTGTTTGAAACCTAACTTAGTTAAAGTCTTTTTAGCTCTGTGAGCTTTGCCGAATGCAGCAGGTGTAGCGTATTGTGCTCCATCTCCTGGTGTAAATGATGCTCCGCCACTATTTGTAACGTTAGCTTCATCTAATTCTTGCATTACTTCTCTAACAAGTTCTCTTAGAGCTGAACGGGTCATATCTTCTTTAACTCGTTTACTAAGTCGTAATACTGCATTAAATTAATAAGATGTGTATCATTTACTTTATCAGTAGCTTTAAGAGGTTTTATGCTCTTTGATACTTCATCTAATTTTATCTTTATAATTTCATCAGTTACTTTATCTCCAAGTTTAGCAACTTCTTCTGCTATCTTCTTTAATTCCTTATTAACTAGTGTAAATAGTTTTTTACTAGAATTAACTGATGTAATAAACTCTTTTAAAATATATTTTTGTTCCGGTAATAAGTTTACATATTTTTCATTAAACTTTTCTAATAGAATTTTAAACGTTAAAAGTTTTAAATCCTTATCATACTTACCGTATTGCTCAATAAGAGAATCTTTTACATCTTTCTCATTTTGTTTCTTAGAAGTAAGATGCTCTAAAAGAGTAGTTTTATTGTTGATTAAAAAACTAGGGTCAACTAAATTAGAATTATTTTGTGCTTCTAATAAACAGTATAAAGACGCTAATGCTTTATAATCTCTTACATCGACGCTAAAAAATTCGTCGATATTATATTTTTCTTTTATTTCTGATATCAATTTATACTTTTCTTCTTTAAGTATTTTTTGATTAAATTTTCTTGAAACCTCAGTAATAGTAGATATAATAGTTTCTGCTTTAGCTTGACTAACTGAATTGTTTTTTACAACAAATTCATATAGCTTATATTCTTTAGCTAAAGTGGTTTTACCGCTATAATACTTTTTTAATATCTTAATAGCTTTTGACTCTTTATTTTCGAGTACATCAGCAGCGATTTGCTTAACTAGCAATTCATATATAAGACCAGTATTGCGATACTTAGAATGTTTTATCTTCATTGTATACGTTTACTATATATAAATATGTATTAATTCTCTAAATCTTTAATATTGTCTTCACTAAGCATTTTAGCTTCAGGTGATGTTTCTTTTTTGAAGACTATATTCTTGAAAAGATCTTTATTTCTTAGATAAACTGTGTTTGTCTTAATATTTTCAGCTACTTTATCATTATCGGATGGATATCCACCTTTCATTCCGTGTTGTCCTAAAGGATCACGTCCACCCAAAGCATCGTTAGTGCCGTAAACTGACATTTTTTCTCTTGGTCTTCCTCCTTCTGGACCTGGTTCACCATGTCTAGGTAACTCTTCATACCCTTGAGGTACTTCTCCTTGACCTGCTCCTTTAGCTGTTGGAGTAGCTCTTCTACCGTACATAGAAGCTAAATCGTGTGGAGTACCATAAGTAGCACCGGATTTAGCAGGATCGTTTCCTTCTCCTTCTATTTGTGCTATTCTAAATGCTCTCTTAGAATCTTCTCTAACTAGGTCTCTCATTTCCATGTATGAATCTTCTGATAAATCGAATATTTTTTCGTATATATAATCTGAGGAGAATAGTTTAGAATCTTTCATTTGATTAGCTAAATCTACTTTTTCCTTAAGTAAAGCAATTTTTTCCTGTTCGAATATTATAGAAGGAGTAGTTAACTTAATTTCAAAGTTAGTTAAACTCTCTCCTGTAAATCCTTGAGAATATAAATGAACTAGAGCTATCTTAGTAAGCTCAGATTCCATTATTTTTTGTATTCTCTCTACTGTTCTTGCAAATCTAATATCTTCAGCAGCTAAAGTTGCTTTTCCAGATAGTTCTCCTTCATAGCCAAAATATGCTTTTGGTACTTTAAGAGCTGCAAACATCTTTTTGAGTAAGTAATCTACGTCTTGAGTACCATCATAATCTAATCCTTTAGTAGTTTCAATTCTTGTAGAAGTATCTCCTCCTCTTACAGGTAAGTAGAAATCTTCCATCATATTCTGCATATTGAAACGTAAGTTATATTGACCATCTTCTCCTACATAAGGAGTCTTTTTCATTTGATTCATGGTCTTTTGCATAAACTGCTCTACCTCATTAGGTGGAACGTTTCCTACATTAATATAGAACATTCTCTTTTCTGGAGCTCTCATTATTCTATGGATTAACATAGCGTCCTCCATCAAAGTAACTTGTTTAAATATTTTTCTAGCAGGCTCTATATAAGATCTACCGTAAGGTAAATAAGATGTATCAGATATTAATCTAAAGTGAGCAACCTCATAATTATCAAAATCTATTACTCTTCTATCATTTTTTCTTTTTGGTAAATAATTAGGGTGTTGAGAAGATGCTAATCCGTCAGGATCTAACTGAAATATTACTTTAGCTGGATTCTCTGGATCTTCTCCTTCTCTTCTGACCATGTGGTAAACTGTGTAAGGAAGAACGTTATAAATACCAAATTTTTCAGATATTTCTAATTTTAAGAAAAAATCTCCGTATTTACACATTTGACGAGTCCATGACCAAAGGTTGAATTCTATGTTTAAAACGTCGTAAAATAAATTATAAAGTACTCTCTGTATATTTTCATCAGAAGATTGTATCTGAAGTATTTCTCCTTGATCATTTTTTACGGTAGCTTCATCAGCTATAATATCTAAGGTAGAAGCAATTAATGGATCAGTATCCATAGCTTCATAATCAGAATATAACTGTATTCTTAACGTTTGATAGTTAAGATTAGGGTTAAATATATTTTTATTATTGTAGATATATAATCTACTAAATCTATCAATAAGTGAGTTAGTTTGATATCTACCAGTGGTTTGTATCTGATTTACATCAGCTATCTTTAGTTCTCTACCTCCAACGTTTCTAACAACTATATCATTAGAAAATAATCTTCGTAGTCTACCAAATAAGGATTTATCCGCCATTAATGTACGTTTTTAATAAATAGTCTATTTTAACAACCAGGAGATGTCTTCTTCACCACCGGGTGTCTTTATAAGATAAGGATTATCTGTCGGTTTTCCAACTGTTTTTATAACAGCTTGATTCTTTGAATTAAGGTTAGAAAAAGAAGATAGCTGTGCTCTAGCTAAATCCATACCCTGTTGTCTTAGTCTTAGAGCAGTATCTCTTACATATAGAGCTGTGCCAAATGCCATAATAAGGTCATCATTATATCTGTCCTGTGCTTGAGCCTTTCCGTTTTTCCATATGAATACTCTCATCTCACTTATAAGTCGTTTAGACTGTATTAAGACTCCTTTATCTCTTACGTATTCAATCATCTTTGCTACAACTAAAGGTCTAGTTTTAGATGACATAGTAAAGCCAGGTACTAATCTATCTCTTTCAAACTTAGTCATATAAGACTCTACTGTATCTCTATTGTTAGTAGGACTGTAATATAGGTTTCTATACTCTCTTTCCATTATCTGTTCTATGGTAGCCCATCCAATATTAGCGTTTTCAACAACTAATAAAGCGTCGTTATATTCTGAGGCTATTCCTACAAGTATATTACCAAAGTCTTTAGGTCTAATCTTACCTTTATACTCACCTACTTGATTACAATCCTCTATATCGAATATATGAAATGCTGAATAGTCAGTTGCATCACCTCGAGCAACGTCAGCTACTACCATATAAGATTTAGAGTAGTCTACTCCTTCCCATATCCATAGATTACTATCTACACCTCTTTTCTCCATTGGTTCCTTTTCATATGTCTTTTCATAATATAACATATCTTCTGGTTCAAATACTGTATCACCTGATGATAAGAAATCACAATCACATTCCTGTCCAGCCATTCTAGGTCCTAAATCGGCATCTTGTTGCTCTCTCCACTTTTCATCTCTTTCAGGATGTACAGTCCATGGTAATCTTATAGGTAAGAAACTATTCTCTCCTGTTTCTGCTTTTTCCCATGTTTGATGAAACCAGTTACCAATACCGTTAGGTGTTGATAAAGCCATACATTGACCACCGGTTGCTAATGTTTGTTGAGCAGCTGCAAATGTTTCGTCTATATTATCTATAAACGCTGCCTCATCTATTACTAGTAGAGATACAGCTTCCGATCTAGCAGCATCAGAGTTTGAAGATTTAGCTTGTATCTTAGAGCCGTTTTTTAATCTTAATGATAATTTATTCTTTTCTACTGATCTTAGTCTTAGCCACTTTGGTAATTGATCATACATAAAGATTACCTTTGTAACTAAGTTACGAGCAGTTGCTTGAGTAGTTGCTAATGCTAATACGTTTTTATCTTTATGAAATATCATCAACCATAAACTATAAGCAGAAGATAAAGTAGATATACCTAGCTGTCTAGATTTAAGAGTAATAATATATTGCTGTTCTTTAAAGTGTTGTAGTACTTTTTCCTGAAAAGGATATAAATTAAAAAGAATACGTCCACGAGTAGGGTGCTGTATATAACAGTACTTTTTCATGAAGTAGATAGGATCTTTAGCACATTTGATATATTCCTGTGCTATTATCTTTTTAATATTCTGTGCCATAACTATCCGAAAATAGACTTAAAATCTACTGCGATCTCGCTTCCTTTTATTTCAACTAACTCTAATAAGTTAGCTTGTCTTAGCTTATCAAAATCAATATAGAAGAAATGTACTTCTCCTTCCATTATTGCACTAGCAATATACCCTTCATCTCCAGGTTTAGTTTTAAATTTACTCATTACTAGCCTTGATAATACAGCTTTTGCTGCATCCGAAGGATCCTCAGGATTCTGTAATTCAGAATCTAATAACTCTAATTTTTCTTTTATATTTCTTATTATTTCAAATTTTTCTGCTTCTTGAGATAAAATTCCTGAATCTTTTACTTTAAAAATATCTTGAAAAGCTATTTGAAGTTCTACAGGTCTAAAGTTTGTAGGAGTTACTGCTTTTTTAGAGCTTTCTAAATTAAGAATTTTATAAAGTGAATGAAAACCAAAAACTATACTTAAAAGCCTAATATTTGCTTTTTGACTTGCAAATTTACCTAATTTTATTTTACCAGTATGTTTACCGTATGCTTTAACTTCTACCTTTTTATCTCCTATTCTTAAATCCGGATCATCTCCTCCTCTAGTATCAGAGGTTGTAACAGGTGTTTTTTGATGTTGATATAACCAATATATAGCAAGTTCTCCAGGGCCTACTGATTGATCTGGTGATAATTTAAAAATTCTTTTATAAGCTTCTAGGTCTCTTCTGTCAACTTTAATAGTTCCAGATCCTGCTGGAACTGTATATTGACCAAATACTTCAGGTATTTTTCCTCCAAAAGCATCTTTAATAAGCTCATCATATTGATTAGATTCTTCTTTAATTAGCTCTTTACCTCCTAATTCCTCTATCAATCTATCTAATATAGCTTTATCTTCAAAATTATCCATTGATGGAGTACCTGTATTAGATCTCCAAGCCCATTCTGTATATAATTTATCTATTAAACTCATTATGCTTCTGGTTCTTCTCCTGCTTCGAAGTCAACAGGTTCATCAGATAAATCAGCTCCACCTGCATCATCAGCTCCTAAATCATCTCCTCCCAAATCTTCTTCTCCTCCACCGCCTCCGGCATCATCAGCTCCAGGGAAATCTCCTCCACCTCCACCACCGCCACCGGTGTCAGTGTCTACTTCTCCACCTTCGCCTCCTCCGCTCATCGGTGCTTCTCTATATAATACTTCTAATTTATCTAATGCTTGTTGATATTCTGATATATTATTAAGGTAATATCTTTTACCTAATATAGTTGCTTGAAAGCCTTCTCCCATCCATTTTAATGTATAGTCTTGGCCGTTCTTTAAATTAACTCTAAAAGAGCTAGGACGAGGAGATACCCAGTCTATACTCTCTACGAATTCTTTAAAGTCTTCAGTTTGTAATTTTATTATAGCTGCTTTAACTGTGGGAAACTTACCTAGTATTTTATCAGTAGAGTCTTCTAATACTGTATCAGGAGAAGCATCCATATCAGGTTCTTCTTCTGGTGCAGGTTCATCTTCTTCAGCTTCGTTTTGTTGAATAAGAGGTCTTAATTGATCTTGAGAAATATAGTGATCTTTATCTCCTACATTATATTCAGGTTTATTTAAACCAGGATTATGTTCTTCTTCTTCTATCTCGTCAAGCAAACTTTCTTTAAGAACTTCTTCGTATGCTTCTAGGATAATATTATTTAGTTTCGCTCTGTTCATATCTATCTCTCGGTTGTTGAAGTTTCATATCTCTTACGTCATCTTTTATTGATGCTAGAGCTCTTATAAAATCATTAAAATCATCTGCTGGTACTACTATGTACTTTCCTCCTATATTAATCTGAAGCATTAATCCTCTATCTCCACCTGAAAATCTAGTTATTTGAATACCGTTTCTATCGTATAAGTCAGTAGCTTCTTCTAATTTATTTTCATATAGATCGCTTTCTCCTTCGTCTATATAGTCTTTTAAGCTTTCTAGACTTATCATAAATTCATCAGCTATTCCTCCTATTATTTCTGCTGCTGCTTCTCTTTCTGAAATATCATCGTTGTTAGCCATGTTTTGTATAGCCTTTAATACATCATCGAAATCTCCTCTTCCTTCATCTAGTTCTTGATCTTTACCAATTCCAGATACTTTATCATCTTCTTTATCTAAAAGCTCTTTATGTTTTTTATTTATTTGTTTTACTTTATCAATAAATGCTTTTCTTTTCGGGTCGTCTTGAGGTAATTTATTCATAGCAGGAGCTTGTTGTTTAATAAGCCTCTTTGCTTTAGTAATTTTATCTAGTTCTGAATTTTCTTCCATATTTTCTAACTGTAAACCATCTATATTATCGTATCTAACTTCGTGCTCTTCTCCATCTTGATCTACTGCAAATACAGAATCATCCTTCCACATATTAGCATTATCGTCATTACCGTTTTTAGGGTTATAAATAATTAAGTACTTATCATCATGAGTTCTAATCATAGCATCGTCTGCTTGTCCTAAATAAGCTAATAGTTTTGCTTTAGTAAAAGGTCCGCTACTATATTCTTCAAGGTCAACTTCTTTTAATCCTTTTTCTTTTGCAATTAAATTTTGTATTGCTATAAGTTTATCTTTTTCTGGGTGATTTGCTAATCTTTCTGCTTCTTTAGCATCAGCGAATTCTTGATCAGTCATTTCTCTCATTTGTTTAAAATATTTTGTCATCTCGTTTCTTACGAGTTCTGTGTTAATAAAAGGTTCTCCTGAAGGTTTAACTCCTATGTCAGATATTTTTATATCATTATTACCGTCTAAAAGATATAGAGCGCTATTCATGATTTGAAATCTGTAAGAAACTTCAGAGTCATTCTTATATATAATATGTACTGTAAAAGCTTCTGGTGATGAGTTACCTGATAGAGCTGATGCATATACGTCTTTGATTTTAGCTCTCGCAACTTCATCTCCAGAATCATGTACTGCTTGTACTACTGCTTTACCGGCTTTACTTGCTATAATTTTAAGATGTTCTTTACTTAATTGATTAGCTTTATCTTCATATATATCATCCGGGTCTTCTATTTTATCTCCTTTTTTATATACTAGGTCAAGACCATCTATATCATCTAGAGCAACTATTTTACCAATTTTGTCGTAAAAGTATAAGTTTTTAGGAGCAATAGTACCTGGTTCGTAAATTTCGTATCCATCAGCATCTACTTCTTCATCTATATAACCTTCGTTTGTCCCTTTGATTTTTGCTATAGCAGCATCAATTTTATTAAGCATATCTCCATACTTATCTGCTATTGGACCTCCTTCTGGTTCAGCTTCCTGTTCCATATCTCTCATTACTTGGTCTCTTTTAGTTTGAAGTTTAGATAATATAGCTGAGTGTTTAGAGGAGGTTGGTTTTTGTTGTTTCTTTTTAGCAATTTTAGACTGTAACGCTCTTAGTTTCATAAGAACTGGGTCATTAATGTCTGTTCCTTCTTTATAGTAATCAGGATCTTCGTAGTAATCGTCTCCTTTTTTTCTACGTTTAGTATAATCAGTATCCTCACCATCAAAGACATCTATACTAGTGTCTAAAATATCTATATCGTTAGCTTGAAGATCCATTACAGCATCTACTAAAGTAGCTTGGTCTAAATTTTTAAAGTATATCGTATCTGGATCGTTTAATTCTACATAATCACCACCAAGTTCTTTCATTATAATTCCAATAGCTTTTTTATAGTCTCTCCTAGCTACTTTTACATAATGGTAATCTCCGGGTGCTTCGGTTGTTAATTTAACATTAACTCCTTTTTTAGCAAGTTTTTCTGCTTCTTCAGAATCTTTAGTAACTACCATACCTTTCTCTTGCTCAAGTAGTTGAGTTTGAAGAGATTCTTTTAGTAGTTCTAGATTTTTAATAGTTTTTTTACCTTTTTCTTTTACTGTTCCGTCCTTAATACATTTAAGAGTGTATTCACATTTAGATAAACGATCTTTTATTTCTTGATAAGTCATCATAGTATACGTATATAAATAAATAGATTAGTGTTCCCAAATACTAATAAACACAGATAGTAACTCATTCCACACTTTTTTATTATCTTTTACAGCGTGAAAAAGCGTTATATCGCCGTCTTTAAGTACGTTTAAGTTATTTATACTATTAATATACGAAAAATTTCCTTTAATTCCTAAGATACCGTATTTACTATAGTCTTTT